ATAAAAAACTGGTTCCCCTGTTTCTTGAACATACTTTAACGCACTAAAAAAATCCATTTTCACACCTTCTTTTCTTCCAATCTCTCAAAGTTATAAAAAACGGCATTTTGAGAGATCGTTGTTATATACTTGTTATTTTCATCGTAAATTTTGCAGAGTCTCATTCTACCGTTAAAATAAGACCCTGCTTTGTAGTTCTTTCCTTTTTGGAAATAGCTATACTCTCTTTTGAGAGTTATTAAAAACCATTTATCAATTTTCATTAAAAAGGAATATTTTCGTCTGTTACAGGTTCAATAACTTTAGGCTTTTGATTTATTCCTGTATTTGCCTTATTAGAATCAAGGTTTCTAATTTCATTCGCTAAAATACAAACTTTTGAACGTTTTTCACCTTCTTTTGTTTCCCATTTATCCTGCTGTAACCTTCCCACAATCATAATATGATCGCTTTTTTTTGCATCGCCAAGCCATTCAGCCTGTTTTCCAAAAGCTGTAAAATCAAAATGGTGAAATTCGTCGTCCTTGTCTTTCTTCCATTCTTTTACAAATACAGTTCCTTTTGCGACTGCTAAACCGCTTTGAGTGAATTTGATTTCTATTTCTCTTGTTAATTGACCTACCATATTAATACAATTCATATAAGGCATTTTATACCTTCCTTTCTTTCAAGTAGTTTTTCACTACTGTAGTTATGAAGTTTGTTTTACTTCTATTCTCTTTTTTAGCTTGCTTTTGTATCTCGATGAATAATTCTTCATCAATTTTAAGCAGAATATGTCTTTTTACTTTCATTATTCAATCCCTAGCTCTTTTCTTCTGGCTATAATTTTTTCGTTATACTCCCTTTTCTTCTTGTCTATTATGTTGCTTTCGTCGTATGGGTTGATTATACCCATATTGACAAGTTCAAGGCCATCAATTTCATGGAATAGTCTCAAATCTTCTTTGATTTCTTCCTTCTTATCAAGAGCCTTTTCTAGTTCTTTGAAATATTCTTCTTTCCAAGATATATATTTTTCACCGTATTTAGCCTTAAAATCGGCTACAATACTATCTTTTTTATCTTTTTCAAGTTCAGAGCTTTTATAAAGACTTATAAGCCTTTGTTTCGCCTTTTCTTCTAGCTCTTTTTCTTTTTGTTGTTTTGCTTTTTTTTCAATATCTTCTCTTGAATTATAATGAACTGTATTATTGTCTGGATCTTCATTTTTTTCTGAAATAGAAAGAAGATTAAACCAAAATCTTTTATTACAATCTGTTACAGCTTGTGCGAAGCTTTTAGCTTCATCTTGATCGGCACCAAAAAAGAAGCTTTCTAAAGAAAAACCTGTTTCAGAGTCAATCAAAACAAAGGACATTTTTACAATTGTTCTAATTATTGTATTACCTTTTTTTGTGGTTCCTGCTTCACTTTCTTTGTATTCAACAATAGAAGGAATACATATAATACCTAATTCTGGCAAAAACCTGTTTAGATGATATTTTATTTGATTGCTTGAAATAAAAGACCAACCAGAAAAGTTATTTTTCCCATCAGGTGACAATTCACCTATTTTTTTTTGTAGCAAGTTCAATTTTTTTACTAATTTTGCTTTCAATTCGCTTTCCATTTTTCACACCTTTCTAAACAATTAATACTTTGTTAAAATCTAATAATAAACCATAAGTATATACTTTTGCAATATTTTTTTAATATTATTTTGAAATAAAAAAACGGTTGATTTTTACAATGGTTCAACCGCTAAAACCTTTTTACTGTTTTTCAAACTTCTTACGCTCTAATTCTTTTTTTATCTTCTTAGTTGTACAATTCTCACAAAGTCCATCTTGAAGCTTTGAGAAGTAGTAATTACATGCTTTGCATTTATGGAGTATTATCATCTCTCAAACCTTTCATTTCTAGCTTTTACAAGCTTTTCAGCGTGTTTCTTGCACATTTTCACTTTTCCATCAGTATAAACATCACTATGCACAAATGATCTACAAAATGCGCAATAGTTAAGTTCTATTGTTTCTTTCACATCAACCACCTTAATATAAAACTCCACACAGCCCCACAAAAAGCAAGGCTTAGTATGAAGTATATGTTTATGTCGTAAGTTAGTATTTTAATCATTGTTCAAACTGCCTTTTAAGAGTATCTTTTATTTGCCTATCCATCGGTTTAAATCTGCCTTTCAAAATTTCTTCAAGATAGTTTTTGTATTTACGATCATAATTAGGGAATAAATTTTCTAACATTTTCACACCTTCCTGTTAAGTTTTTGTTCAAGTTCTAAATGCTTAACGACATAAAGAACTTAAAAGTTAATAGTTTTGTTAAAGTTTTTTTATAAATTTGGGTATCTTTTCCCTTCAGCGAAATCAACTAATGATAACTGACATTGACAAGCCTTGTCTGGTTTATCGCTCCAATTACTTTCGCTTTTGAATCTTTCCTCAAGATCTGAAAGTTTATCGTTTATTTTCCATGTTGGATTTTGTACATTTTCCATATTTAAAAGTTTATTTTCAATATCTTTCATATATTGCCAAGTTTTATTATAATGTTTATATAGTACGTAAAATGCTCTTAAACTTTGATATGGGCAAATAGAACAGCCAGTTCTAGAGAAATAATCATAAAGAGGGTTTATCATGTCTATATCTTCTAAATGATAAGAAACTTCATACTCACAATATACTTTATTAATAAGAGGAAAGATTTGTTTTTCATCTTTTACTTGAGATCTTCTTTTTTCTGAAAAAGTATAGCCTATATACAGTTTATAATCTTTTATATCATTCTCTTTTAGCCATTTCTCAAAAGGCTTAACTTTACTTTCTCTCTTCCAAAAACAAGGTAAAGTTATCATAGGTAGGCCACGTATAAAACCTTCTTTTTTACCTTTTGAAATTTTGCCAAAAACCCAACTTTCAAAAGTAGTTTCAGGTTTTAAATATGTTATTTTCTTTCCATACTTTTTTTGTATGTAATTATCGAATTTTTCAAGATAACTATACATCTCTTGAAATTCAAAAGTTGTATCACAAAAAATAATATAATCTACTGGATCTCCATCTCTTAAAAGTAAATCAACCATCGCAGTACTATCTTGCCCGCCACTCAACATCGCTATATATTTCATTTTTACACCTTTCTTTTAAGTTTTTTCAGTTGTAAAGTTTTTCTTTACTACTCACTTTTATTTTTTCTTATGTCAAGAATCCCGCAAATTTTTCCATCGTTTAAATTTTCTTGTGTTAAAGTTGCTTTGCCGTATTTTTCATAGTCTTTTTGGCTCATTTTACGGTTTTTTTCTTTCCTTTTCTTTTTTTGTATCTCACTATTTACTTTTATAAGACACTGCTTACATCTTCCCTCAAATTGCCCTCTTTTATTCAAGTAAAACTCGCTTGTAGGCTTTATCTTATTACATCGAGAGCATCTTTTTTCTTTTAGATCACGATTTTTAACTATCTCGCTTTTAGTGTATTTTCTTTTTCCTTCTAGCTTTGGAAGTTTTTTTACTTTTACAGGACTTTCTACACCACGACAAACAGGGCAAGGATTTGTAAAGCTTACGTTTTCCAGGCACTCGCAACAAAATTGCTCTCTATATCTTAAATCTTCACCATTGTAACGCTTATAAATTTTTTTATCTATTTTTTCGCACATTATTTACCTCTTGACATATAAAAAATGCAGTCTGGATACTTATCATCAAAAGCACCATCAGAAATTAGTTTTAATAACATTTTTTTCTTGATCTTAAAAGCTTGTGTTTCAAAGCCCTTAAAATCTTCTATAATCCATTTATTACAACGATTGTCATAATAAACAAAATCGGCTTTATATGTTATCGCTCTTATTTTCTTTTTTGTTTCTCTATCAACAAAACCATCTTGAATAGTAAAAGAAACCTGTTTTTCAAGTTTTGAAATAATTGCATTATCTTCTGCAAGCTGTAACTCTAAAAAACGTCTATGTTCCCCGATAGAGTCAAAAGTACCTTGTTTTGTTTTTACTTTCTTGTTTTTATATTTCATCGTTTAACCTTTTTAATAAACTGCTTTTTAATACATTAGAATAGCCTATTTTCTTAGCTATTCTTATCATAAATTTAGACAGTATTCTTAATCCTTCAATAGAACAAAAACTCTTTTCATTTTCTGATAAATGATGTTCCAGGTCAAAAGCTCCAAAAGAACCATAGAAGTATTTGTTTAACCATGCTTGAAACTCTAACTTTAGATCATTCTTACAGTCTGCAAGTACAATAGACTGCATCTCACGATCTTCTTTCGTCTTACAATACATCAAACGATACTCATTAAATAACTTGTGATATTCAAGCAATCTAATAAATTCAACAATACTATTTCCATCTTCTTTGTCAATCTCACTATAAATAACTCCCACCTTTTCATATTCAAGATAGTCATATAAGAAGCATGAGATTGTATCTAAATCGATTGGCACTTTTTTTCCATCACCAGTCGGCATCATGCGAACGCCTGACTTTAAATCTTTTAGTGAGTTTCTCATTTTTCCCACCTATCGCAATCAAAAATACCCTCTGGACTAGCAAAACAGTTTTCTTTGTTATCTGGATCAGAGCAAACTTTCCCTGTAAACCACTCGCATGATTTACAGTTCTCTTTTGCGTATAGATAATTTACCTTTTCGGATACATGATCTATTTTTTGTTGTAAGTTTTTTATGTATTCTAGTATTTCCATTTTCACACCTTTCTAAACAATTAATACCTTATTACGTTTTTTATCTTACTACTTTTATAAATGATACGTCAAGAAAAAATAAAAATAATTTTTATTGGCCGTTAAATGTTGACTTTATGTATTAATAAAGTTAATATATGTCTGAAAGGAGTTAATATGACTAGATTTGAAGAGTTTTTAGAAAGCAAGGCGATAATGAAATCAAAGCTTGCAAAACAGTTAGGTTTAAGTAATGTAACGATAATTAATCATGCAAGAGGGAAAACAGAGATATCAAGAGATACAGCTAAAAAGTACGCTGATTTCTTTGGAATGTCTCTTAAAGAGTTTATGAATAGATTTGTATTGTGAGGTTGAGATGATTTTAGATATTAATGAGATTATGAAAGAAATTGAAGAAAACGAAAAAAAGTTTTTTACTTGTAAATGTTGTGGTTTAGAAAAAAATGAAAATAACAGATCACATCTTTATTATTGGGTAGGTGATTCAAGGGCGTTAGATTCTTGCATTTGTTCAAAATGTAGGGAATTGCTTAATGGTGGTTGGTTGAACTTAGAAGATTATGAGTTATCATATTGTTTTCAAGCTATTAAGAACGGAACTATAAAAAAACCAGATGATTATCCTAAATTTATTAAAAAATTAAGAGGTTAGTTATGTCAAAAGATGGATATATTTGTTTATTTAGAAAACTACAAGACAATTTTCTTTGGAAAGAAAAAAGAGTTTTTTCAAGGCTTGAGGCTTGGATAGATATTCTTTTTGCAGTTAGATTTTCAGAAATACCAGAAGAAACTATGATTAAAGATAAAGTTTTTTTAGTTAAACAAGGTGAGTCTATAAAATCTTTAGACACGTGGGCAAATAGATGGAATTGGAATAAAAGCCGAACAAGAAGGTTTTTAGAGTTGTTAAAAAAACGAAACATGATTGAAACAATAGGCGAACAAAAAACGACACACCTAAGGGTTATTAACTATGCGTATTACGTTGATTTAGTGAAACAAAAACGAAACAAACTTGAAACAAATTTGAAACAAAAACGAAACAAACTTGAAACAAATTTGACACCAGAAGAAGAAAGAAATAAAGAAATAAAGAAAAATAATATATATAAAAAAGAAAACGAAGCTCTTTATGTGTTTGAAAAATATTGTGAATTGTTTGATAGTAGAAACATGACTTATCACAATAAAACTCAATCTATAAAAAACATTAAAAAACTTTTGAAGGATAACGACAAAGATCAGCTTGTCCAGTATGCGAAAAATTGTTTATCTGAAAAAGGTAATACAGAATATTGTTACGCTTGTTCGAACTTCTACGGAAGAGCAGAGCATTATAAAAATTTTGATAAAGAATGTTTGGGATCAAATAATCTTTCTGATGATAATGATCATAATGATTGTGATGTTTCTGAACAGTTAGAAATAGTTAAAGCTTTGTTAGGTGGTTGATATGGAAGAAGATTTAATATGTTTAGACAGTGAGAGAGTTATTTTAAATCAAATAATAAACAGTTCTGATACTTTCTATAACAAAGAAAGAGAAATCCCTGAAAAACTCTTCTATTTAGATATTCATAAAAAAATATTGAAAGCTATTAGATTTCTTTATAAAAACAATAATAAAATTGATTATTTAATGATTGATTCTATTGTTTGTAATGAAGCAGATTATATAAGAGTAGGGAAGAAGAATGGACTAAAGAAACTTGTTAATCTTGAGCCTAAAAATTTAGAAAATGCTATAGAAAGACTAAAAAACTTATCTATAAAAAGGAAGCTTCATAGTTTAGGTAAAGAATTACTTCTTATATCAACAAAAAACACTTTTGAAGATGTTTATAATGTTGAGAAAGAGATAGCAGTATTAAATGACTTTACATTAAAAAATGAAACAAAAACGGAAACTTTGGAAGAGGTGGCAGAAAAAACATTTTTATCTATAAACAAAAAAGCAGAAGATTTTCGTAATGGAATTATCCCTGACACAGGAGTAAAAACAGGGATCAAAGCTTTAGATGACGTTATTATAGGTATGAAACCAAGGCAATTAATAACACTTGGAGCAAGACCATCAACGGGCAAAACAGCATTTTTAGGTCAACTACTTATAAACATTGGAATAAAGCAACAAAACGAAGTATTGTTTTTTAATTTTGAAATGGCAAATACTGAAATATCAGAGAGATTTTTTACAAACTTATCAAGCTGTAATTATTCAGAAATACAAAGAGGTAATTTTTATAAAAACTACGATAATTCAATATCAGAAGCTTTTACAAAACAATCAAGCAGTAAAATATTTCTTAATGACAAGCCTATGACGCCAGATCAAATGAGAATTGAAATAAAAAAGCTAAAATCAACTAAAGCGAAAAATCTAAAAGGTATATTTATTGATTATTTAGAAAAAATAAAAGTTCCTAAAAGTATGGAATCGAAAGGGCTTTATGAAAAAGTGTCTTACTTGTCAAATGAGATGAAATCAATAGCCGAAGAGTTTGATATTTTTGTTTTTTGTCTTGCTCAACTAAATAGAAAAGTTGATGAAAGAAGAAATAAAAGGCCGATCTTATCAGATTTTAATAATTCTGGTGTCATAGAAGCTGATAGTCATTGTTCATTTATGTTAAGTTCAATGTTTAAGTATTACCCAAAAGTTAAAGAGCTTGAGAATATAATACTTTTAGATGTAGTTAAAAACAGAAGTGGTGAGCTTGCAAATATACTATTGCATTTTGATGGTTCTAGTATGAAAATTAGAGAAGCAACAAAAACAGAGATAAAAATATATGCAGATGGTTTGCTAAAAATTAAATAGAAAGGGGTGAAAAATGAACTTAGATTTTGAGAAAATTATGCTACAAGTTTCAAGACATGGGCATAATAAAAAGATTGTTTTTAAGAATAAATTACTGAATTGGGTTATTATGAGAATCGGTTGGATTAATTTATGTAGAGCTGATTCAAATAATTTTTCTTACTATGAAAAAAGATTTGATTCTTTGATGAAGCTTGGTAAAGAAGGGAATAAGGCTTGTGATTGTGCTTATGTTCCTGATTTTGATGTTTATGAGACGAAGGAAATTTGATGGAAGATTTTGTTTATATGGAAATGACAAAAGAAGAAGAAAGGGTTTTAGAAATACTTGTAGAGTATGAAGAAAAAAGAGTAGAAGAAGCAGAAGAACAAAGCTTTGACAATATGATAGAGTTTTTTTCTGGGTTAGTAGAAACTTTGAAAGAAGAAAAAGGAAGGTTTAACAATGCAATCAATTAAAGAAACAGTAGTGACAAATTATTATACGGGTGATAAATATTTTTTAGTAAAGATAAATGGTGCTGAAACTTACGCATCAGAAAAAAGAGTGAAAGAACTAAATTTAAGTTTGACAGAGAATAATATTGTAAAAAACAAATAAATCATGTACTATAAGAAATGACTTATATTTCTTCTTAGTTAAAAGTTAAAGTTAAAAATTGATGCTTTAAGCTCTTTGTTACACCTCTCTGTAACAAGGGGCTTTTTTTATTCAATAAATATGTTATGATTAATCAATACTTAAAAGTATGCTTGTTCTGAGAATCCTCTATCGGTTTAGGGGATTTTTTTTTATAATTTAAAAATTGTGATATAATTTGAAAAAAAGGAGTATATAACATGAGATTATTAATTTTATTTTGTATTTTAAGCCATTTTATTTTTGGTGCTGAAAGTTCAAAGGATAGATTTTCATGGACTGCGATAAGAGATAGACTAGGCAACGAAAAAAGCCTTGACATGTTTGCGAGAGACAGAGTCGGGCAGCCATTTCAAATCGGTGCAGGCTTTTTCACTTATGATTTAATGCCTCAAGATATGGGAATTTCTGTTTCAGGTAGTGGGCTTGTAACACATAACAGCGTTGAAGGTTTAGCAATCGTTTCATCAGGGGCAGGGGTTGGCACTGCAAAGTTTAGAACGCATCAATATCATTTATATCAGCCAGACAAGGCTCAAGAAATTGATATAAGTATTGCACCTATGAGTTCAAATACAGGAACCATAAAAAAATGGGGTTATTTTGATGATAACGATGGACTTTATTATAAGCTTGAAGATGATAATATTTTGCAAGCTTGCGTTTTAACTTCAACCAGTGGCTCACCTGTAGAGAGTTGCACAAATATGTATAACTTTAACTCTTTAGATGTAAATGGTGTTGATTTTATTAGGAATAGATGGACTCCTGATGGTGGTACTATATATCGTATTCAGTTTCAATGGCTAGGAACAGGAGTTGCTAAGTTTTGCATGGTAAACGACGAAGGCGACACAATCATATTACACACATTAAAAAACCCACTAAAATATACAAAAGCTTATATGAAAAGGGGTGCTTTGCCTGTTTCCTTTGAAATAGAAACTGATGGTACAAATACAGAAGGTTGTTATATGAAACCTATTTGTTACTCTGTAGTTTCAAACGGTGGAGAACAACCAACTGTGCAAACTTTTGCAGCATTTTTGCCGACAGTCGGAGAAACGACAAATACAGATGAAACGCATATAATGAGTTTTAGGTTAAAAGATCAGTTCAAAGGTCAAGTTAATACAACAACAGTTTTCCCTCAAAGCCTTGATCTTGTTGCAGACGGTGGCACAGTTCGTTTTAGAGTTTATCAAAATTGTACTGTGTCTGGTGCAAGCTGGACAGATGTAAATACAGAACTTAGCGCAGCAGAATATTCTACAGCTGGAACTTTATCAAATTGCGATAAGGTTGTAGAAGCTAGAACGCTTTTTGGTTCTACTAAAGCAGGTACAACAATCGGCTCGCAGGGTAGTGTAGGTTTTAGAGCTTTCAAAGTGGTTAAAGAAGCTTTCAATGGCGGGGGTGTGTTTAGTGTTACAGTGCAAAGAGTGGGGTCAAACGATGCAGAATACGATATTTCTTTACGATGGGGGGAGTCAAGATGACAGAAAAAAAAGAAAAAAACTTAGGTGGTAGACCTAGAAAATATACAGACCCAAAAGAGTTCGATAAAAAAGTCGATGAATACATAAAATATTGCACAAAAGAGCAAATACCAACTACATACACAGGATTAGCTCTATACTTAGGTTTTTCTCAAAGAGTCGCTATTGATGAGTATTTGAAGTATGAAGGGTTTTCTAACTCCGTAAAAAGAGCAAAGGCAATTATCGAGGAAAGATACGAAAGAAAATTACAAGATGGAAGCCCTACAGGAGCTATTTTTGCTCTTAAAAATTATGGTTGGAGTGATAAGAGTCAGGTCGATAATATTTCAAGTGATGGAAGCGCGGGCACTACTATTATTTTTGAAGGGGTAGAGGTTGAGGATTCAGATACCTAAAAAAATATTGAATGTTTTAGCAACAAAAAAAAGGTATAAAGCTCTCTATGGTGGAAGAGGATCGGCTAAAACTTATTCTGTATCTCTTATGCTTGCAGCTTTAGGCATGAGTAAAAAATTAAAAATACTTTGTTGCAGGGAGTTTCAAAACTCTATAAAAGACTCTTCTTTATCAGAAATAAAAGAGGTTATATCAAAGCATAAAGAATTATCAAATCACTATCAAATCACAGAAAATACAATTAGAGGTGTAAACGGTACAGAGTTTATTTTTAAGGGTTTGGCAAGAAATATAGAGTCTGTAAAATCACTCTCTCAAGTTGATATTTGTTGGATAGAAGAAGCCGAGACTATATCTCAAAAAAGCATAGATGTTTTACTACCTACGATTAGAAAAAAAGACTCTGAAATATGGGCAACATGGAATCCAGAAAAAGAAGATTCACCTATAAATAAATTCTTTATAGAAAATACTCCTAATAACTGCGCAATATCTAAAATAAACTATTATGACAATCCTTTTTTCCCTGATATCTTAGAAGAAGAAAGAAAAAACTGCTTTAATCGTGAGTCTTTAGACATTTATAATCATATTTGGGAAGGTGATTTTTTAACTAAATCAGATGCGCTTGTTTTTAATAATTTCTTTAAGTACGAAGATTTTGAAATAGACGATTCTTTTGAAGGGGCGTATTTCGGTTTAGATTTTGGTTTTGCTCAAGACCCAACGGCATGTGTAGAGGTTTATATAAAAGATAATACTTTGTATATCTATCGAGAAGCTGGAAAAATAGGTTTAGAGCTTGACGATACATATAATTTTATTAAAAAGAATATACCGAACATAAATGATCGTTTTTGTTGGGCTGATAACTCAAGACCTGAAAGCATTTCTTATTTAAAGCGTCATGGTATGGATAAATTAAAACCTTGTAATAAGTGGGCAGGTTCTATTGAAGATGGTATTTCTTACATAAAAAGTTTTAATAGTGTTATAATTCATACTAGATGCAAAGAAGTTTACAACGAATTTAGAAAATATTCTTATAAAGTAGATAGACGAACATGCGAAGTATTAAACAAAATAGAGGACAGTTTTAATCATTACATAGACGCTTTAAGATACAGCTTAAATGATATGATAAAAGCAAAAGGAAAGTTTTTTTTAGGGTAAATTATGTTTAATAAATTTTTTAATAGGTTCAAAAAATCATTCAAAGCACCAGTTTTATACAACAGGATTCAACAGGGTGCAAGTTATACAAACTGGGATTCTAAAAAAGCAATAGATGAAGGTTATAAAAGCTCTTCATGGGTTTTTGCATGTATAAAAAGACGTGTTGATGCTGTATCTACTGTAAAACTAAAAGTGCAAGTTAAAAATAGTGATGGTTGGGAAGATAAAGAAGACCATATTTTACAAAAGCTTTTAGATAATCCTAATCCTGTAATGAACCAATCAGAGTTTTTACGGTACATGGTTTCACATCTTGATTTAGATGGAAATTTCTTTTCAATGAAAGTTAAGGCAGGGCAAAATAAAACTACGCAGGAACTCTGGCCTGTTTTACCTTATGATGTTTCATGTGAGGTAAGGGGAAAAGAAGATTCGTACATAAGCTATTATAGTTTTCTTCCTACAGGTGAAAAAATAAATGTTGATGATATGTTGCATATTCAATATACAGACCCTTCTAATTTTCGTAGGGGTATTTCACCATTAAAAGCAGCGTCAAGAGCGGTTGATATTGATAACGCATCAGGAGACTTTCAAAAAATATCGTTTCAACAAAGAGGGATCCCAGATGGAGTTTTTCAAATCGAAGGCTTAACAAGTGATTTTGAATTTGAACATGCAAAGAAGCTTGTAAAAGAACAATACGCAAACTTAGGAACAGCAAGAGAGCCTTGGGTTTTAGGTAATGGAACTTGGACGCCACTATCAAGAACGGCTGTAGAAATGGATTTTATGACAACACGTCAATTTTCAATGAAAGAGATTGCAGCAGCTTACTGTGTTCCAAGCGAATTAATATCAGGCATGGGAGATTCAAATCGTGCAAGTTCTGATACTGTACGCAGATCATTCTGGGAAGATACTATACTCCCTTTGGTTAGTGATATCGTATCTCACTTAAATCTATCGTTAGCGAATGAATACAAAGACGTTCGCATAATTGCAGACTATTCTAATGTAATACCACTAAAAAGAAATGAAACAGAGCTTATAAAAAACGTAAAAGAGCTTTGGTTAATGGGAGTACCTTTTGAAGCACTAAACCAAAAATATAATTTAGGTTTTGAGAGTTTTGATGGTTGGGAAAAGTCATATATTACAAATGGCGTTAAAGATGAATTTATTCAAGATTTAAGCAGCGATAATGATTTAATTGAAATTGGAAATAAAGATATTCAAAAAGAAGCACTAAACGGAGCTCAAATATCATCACTACAAAAAATCATACAAGATACTGCATTAGGTTTAATACCAAAAGAAAACGCAAAAGAGCTTGTGACAGTTGCTTTTCCTACTATTGATAAAAATTCAATAGATGCTTTATTTAACAATATAGATAAGTTTGATTTAGATCCAGAATCAAAAGAAGAAGATTTAACACTAGAAGAAAAAATTTATAAAATTGCTTACGGTGGATAATGAAAACGATTACAGGAAATAACGCTATAAACGAAATAAAAGCATGGGAAAAGCTATTGCAAGAAATTGAGAGTATTTATCAGCCACAGTATTTTAATGCTATTGAAAAAGCTATGAAAAAAATGATAGATAAGTATGAAAAAACTAATAGCAAAGACTTTGCAGAAGAAACTTTATTACATGCTGTAGATATTGAAAAAATTGTTTCTAGTAATTGGAGCAAGTCAGGAAGGACTTTTTCAAATAGAATTTTAGAATCAATTAATTCATATCAAGAAAAAGGATTAAAAGAAGATTTTCTTAATTTATTAAACGTATTTAAGAGCATGTATCTGGCTGAAAAAGTGACAAAAATATCTGAAACAACAAAGAATCAAATAAAAAATATTATAGAAGCAGGGGAAAAAAGAGGAGATACACTCGACGTAATATCAGAGAAATTAAGAGATATTACTACACAGTTTAGTTTATATCGCTCTCACATGATAGCAAGAACTGAAACGCATCAATTGGCAAACTATGGAAATCAGACAGGTGCAGAGCTTTCAGATATTGAACTTGAGAAAAAGTGGATATATTCAAAAGATCACAGGACAAGAGATTCAAAGTATAATCACAGAATAAATCAACAAATACCATTAAAAGATGATTTTATTGTTAGTGGTGAGAGATTGAAATATCCTGGCGATCAAAAAGCGTCAGCAGGGAACGTCATAAATTGTCGTTGTGTGGTTGGATATATACCAGTAGAATAATAAATTTATTTTTTTTATTTTTTTTTGCTATAATTAAAAATTAAAGAGGTTAAAAATGAATATGGAATTAAAATCAATAGAGTTCAAAGCAGATAATGTTAATATTGAAGAAAGAACTTTCGAGGGCTACGCTTCAACATGGGATTTAGACAAGATCGACGATGTCATACATCAGGGAGCCTTTGCGAAGTCTATTCAAGAAGCTTTCCCAAAAGGTAAAATTAAAGTTCTTTGGGAACATTCAAAACCTCTTGGTATGCCTTTAGAAATGAGAGAAGATGCTAAAGGGCTATATGTTAAGGCTAAAGTATCTAAGACAAAATTAGGTGATGAAGCTTTGGAATTAATGCGAGATGGCGTTGTATCTACTATGTCAATTGGTTTCTCAATTCCAAAAGATAAGAGTTATATTGATGAAAAAGGCGTTAGGCATATTACAGAAGTAAAACTATTTGAATTTAGTCCTGTTACTTTTCCTTGCAACGACGAAGCTATTATAACAAGAGTTAAATCATTATTAAACATAACAAAGAGCCAAAAGCTTAAAAATGCTTTTACTCAAGATATTGAAACACTTGAAGAAGATAATAAAAAAGAGTTGGATAATTCTTTTGAGTCTGAAATCAAGCAGTTAAACGAATTAAACAAAAAAACACTTAATTTTATTGAAAGGGTTCTAAAATGAACGAAGAGATCAAAGCACTTGCAGAAAAGCAAGAGACCGTTATGGTCAAAATTGAGGAATTAGTAGGGAAGCAATCAGAAGAAATGAAATCTTTCGGAAAAACTCTTACCACTACACAAGAAGAGTTAAACGACTTTACTAAAAAACATGAAGAATTACAAAAATCTTTTGATGAAAGAATGGTAGAACTAGAAAAGAAAAACGGCCGTATTCAAATGCAAAAAGAAGCTGAAAAGAAAGATTTAGGCTCTATTTTCGCACAATCTGAAATTGTTAAATCTTATAGAGGCGGAACATCTCAAACTTTTAACTTTGAGAAAAAAGATATTACTAATGTAACAGCAGCAAACGCAGTTCGACCAGACAGAAGAGACATGATTTTTTCTGACCCTAGTCAGTTAAGATACTTACACACTCTTTTCCCTATGGTTTCAACAAACAGTGATTCTGTACAAGTTATCAGAGAAGCAAGTTTCACAAATAACGCAGCACCACAAGCAGGACAATTAGTTGCTAAAGCAAAATCTGATTTAACAACTGAAATGGTTACTTATAATGTACAAACTATTGCACACTATATGCAAGCAGCAAAGCAAGTTCTAAACGATGCAGCAAGATTAAGAGATTTAATCAACAGAAAATTACTTGATGGACTTAATTTACAGTTAGATTCACAGGTTTTTTATGGTGATGGTACAGGACAAAACTTTACTGGTGTTTTTGTTGATAGTGATATTCAAGATGTTGGAGAAATTACAGCAGGTACAACAGCAGCAGACTTGCCACAAGCTATGATGGAGCACATCAGGGCAGCTATGACAAAATTAAGACTTGCAAACTATATCGGAACTGCAACAGTAGTTAATCCAGAAGATTTTGAGACAATGGAGCTTGCAAAAGGTTCTGATAACCACTATCTATGGGCAGTTGTAAACATGGGTGCAGAGCGTAGAATGTGGAGAATTCCAGTAATTGAGTCAAATACAATTGTTAAAAATGACTTTGCGGTTGGTGACTGGTCAATGGCAGGAGAAATCTACGATAGAGAGTCAACTAGTATTCAAATCGCAGATCAACACAGTGATTTATTTGTTAAAAACGGTATTGTTTTACTTGCAGAAGAAAGAAAAGGTTTTGGTATTCCATTACCAAACGCAATCTGCAAAGGTAAATTTACCGTAGCATCTTAATATCATTTTTATGATAGAGCCTGTTTAGTTTTCACTAAATGGGCTTTTTTTATGCTATTATTAAATTTTAAGGAGTAATTAAAATGTATATTGCAAGAATTAATTTTTTATCTAAAGATGGTTTTATAAAAGCAGGCGAAGAAGTTAAAAACCCTTCAAAAGAGCATTTATCTAATGGTTTAGTAATTGAAACGAAACATGACACAAAAGAAGTAAAACCAAAAAAACGACGAAAAAAGGCTTAAAAAATGTACGGTTTTCAATTAAATAAAAACTACACTTCAAACACTACTACAGATCAAATACAAAGCCCTGTTTTAGTTGATGAATTAAAAACATGGTTAAGGCTTGATAGTGACGACGAAAACGACAAATTAGAAATGATTTTGAAGTCTGCAACAGCTCAAGCAATTGCATATATGCAAAGAGAGATTTTGCCGAGAAGTTTTAAGTTAAAGCTAGACAGGTTTCCAGAGCAATCTAATAATTTGACAGGATTAAATCAAATTGGAGTATTAAAAAACTGGATTGATATACCATCAAAAAACCTTTTAAGCGTTGAGTCTTTTACAATCAATGGCGATGCTTTTAATGATTATACATTAGATTTAGAAGGTGCTAGAATTAATTCAGATTCTTTTGTTTATAGCGAAAATTATGTTATTGATTATACCGCAGGATATACAGATATTGACGCAGTTCCAGACGCTATAAAAATGGGCATTATTCTTTTATCTGCTTGTATTTATGAACAAACTGGAGAATGCGACGCATCATCTATATTAAATAAATCAGGGGCTAAAATGTTGTTTAATCAGTTTAGAACTTTTTCAGGTGGTTTTTAATGAATTGCTCTATTATCAAATTAAATAAAAAGTTTGAACTACAAGAAAAACAAACCTTGCCTGATACTATGGGCGGTGAATACGTTCAATGGGTAAAAAAGAAAGATGTTTGGCTTAATATAGTAAAAGTTTCTGATTCAGTAGCTTATCAACTATCAAGACTTAATAAAACGACTACGCACAAAGCATACTCAAGATATGACTCTACAATAACAGATGAAATGCGATTTGTTAGAAATGAAGAAATTTATATGATAACAAGCGTAAACAACATCGGAGAAAGGAATAAGTATATTGAGTTTAAGCTTGTCAAAGGTGGTAATTATGAAGATTCTGGGGTTTGATAGAGTTTGGGCAAATTTAGGTAAAATTGATGCTAAAATAAATAAAGAAATTAAAGATCATGTTAATCGCACATCGCAATTAATAAGAACAGAAGCATTAATTCAGATACAGCAAGGCGAAAAAACAGGTAAAGACTACGTTAAATATAAACCATTTTATAGAGAGCATAAAGCATCGGCAAAAGGCGAAGCACCTGCGACAGATACTGGATATTTAGCAAGAGAGTTGAAGGCTAATTTTTTTGGCTTAACTGCGGAAGTAATTTCAAATGCTGATTATTCGTATCAACTAGAAATTAATCTAGATAGACCGTTTTTATATCCTGCTATGGAAAAATACAGATCATATTTTACGAACAAACTAGGTAAAATTAAAAGAGGAAAGTTTTAATTATGAATCAATACGAACTACAGCAAGAAATATATTCTTTTTTAGTTGATCGTGTTTCTGTACCTGTTTACGATAGAGTTCCAGAAGGAAAACAAGGCAACTATATAAAAATAGGCGATACAACAACAAATCCTCATTTCACAGATGAGACTTTCGGCTCTGATAATGTGGTCACTATTCATATATATTCAAACCACGCAGGTAAAGAAAAAATAAAATCAATTATGAATGAAATATTTGGTATACTTAATAGAAATGATGAATTTAACGCAGTGACTATATATTGCGATCATCAGCAAACTTTCGATATAAATGATGGAAAATATTCACATGGAATCATGCGATTTCGTGTTATTAAGGAGTTATAAAAATGGCTGAATTTGTAGGAAGAAAATGTACAATTACACCACAAGGTGGATCTGCGATTGCAGCAGCAACTAGCAAAAGTTTTACTATTTCAAATGAATTAATCGACGTAACATCTGACGACGATGCAGGATTCAGAAAATTAATCGAAGATGCTGCAGGAAAGCGTTCTTTAGATATGAGTATTGAGGGGATCTTCAAAGACAAATCATTACTTGAGATTGTTATGGGTTCAGAAGCAAGTCTTTTCGATACTTATGATATTCTTTTTCCTGCGATCGGTACAGTGTCAGGAACTTTCGGATTCAATTCTTTTGAAGTTGGCGCACCAACAGAAGAGGGAGTGACTTTCACAGCTAGTTTACAAAGTTCTGGAACTTTTACTTTTACAGCAGTTTAATTTGAGGTTTTATGTTTAGAGAAATTACTTTAAATTGGGATAATAAAGAGTATAGAATTTTGCCTACTATGGAATTGCTTGTAAGAGTTGAAGAAAAGTTTTCTTTGCCGATTCTTATAAACAGAGTTCTTAACGGTGATAGTCCAATCTCTCATGTATCTTATGTAATATCATGTTTTTTACAGTATGGCGGTGCTATGGTTTCATCAGAAGATGTTTACAAAGAGATTTTAACATCAGAAGATCAAGAAATAGCTATAAAATTAATGCTTCCTATTATGCAAGCACTAGAGCCAGAAATAAAAAACGAAAAGGCCCTAGCTACAAAAAAGAAGAAAAAAACTACTTCAAGAAAGAAAAGGTAAGCTGGGGCGATTTTTTTGATATAGCGGTTTGCGGTTGGGAGATACAGCCATCGGAGTTTTGGAAAATGACCCCAAAAGAATGGTGGCGTATTTATGAGTGCAAGCGACCGAGAAACAAAGAAACAGACTATGCAGGTAATTTGACACAACAAGACATAGACGAATTAAGCGAAATGTTAAGGGATTCTTAAAAATGGCAATCGAAGCAGGTAGATTAAAAATAGTTGTAGATGCAAGCACAGAAGGACTTTCAAAAGGTATTGCAACAGCTCAAAGCAAGTTATCAAAATTCAAGAATAAAGTTAACTCTTCTATGGTGTTAATGGGTAAATTTGCAGCAGGCGCAGCACTCGCAGGGGCTTCTCTTGCAGCGATGAAACTTGTATCTGTTACAAGAAAATTCGATGTTCTTAATGCAGGATTAAAAACTGCGACAGGTTCAGCAGAAGGGGCAAGCAAAGCCTTTTCTGCTATACAAGACTTTGCATCAAAAACTCCTTTTTCTTTGCAGACTGCTACAGATGCTTTTATCAAACTAAAAAACTTAGGTTTAGACCCTTCAGAAAAAGCATTAATGAGTTATGGTAATACTGCATCGGCTTTAGGCAAAGACTTAAACCAGATGATAGAAGCAGTTGCAGACGCAGCTACAGGAGAATTTGAGAGATTAAAAGAGTTTGGTATTAAGGCGAAATCTCAAGGAGATAATGTTTCTTTCACTTTTCAAGGCATAACAACAACAGTTAAAAAGAACGCATCAGAGATTGAAAATTATCTAAAATCAATAGGTGATAATCAATTTGCTGGTGCTATGAGTGAGAGAGTAAAAACTCTTGACGGTGCTTTATCAAACCTTGGTGATTCTTGGGATAAACTTTTCTTGGCTATCTCTAAAAGTGGTATAGGTGGCAAGATAGCATCAGGAACAAATACTGCGATAACTGCACTTGAAAACTTAACAAATGCAATAAATTCTGGTGAAGTTAAAAACACTTTTAAGGCTTTTGGTGATAGGTTTCAAGGAGTTATCAATCAAGCTAGACAAACTTTCGGGATATTAAATATATTCTATGCTAAAAGTTCGGAATCTTGGGTTAAATCAGTTAATACAGCGATGAATTTTATCGTCAAAGCTTTTAAGAACTTACCCGAAAACGTAACCGCTTTTATTAATATCATGGATATTAAGATGCGATCTTTTGGTCGTAGAGCTGAATTATACGGAAAGTGGATTGTTAATAGCTTGAGTTTTTGGAAGTCTAGTAAATTTGATTTAGATAAAGAACTTGCTAGATTAGATAGTCAAACAGGCGTAATGATTGATCGTCAATTGAAATGGCATGAAACATCTATAGAAGGTTTTGAGAGTCAAATATCAAAAGCCAAAGCACTCACAGAAGAGTTTAACAAAATGAACCTTGTGAGAGAAAAAACAGGTGGTGATAGGCTTGCAGGATTTATCGCTAAAAAACCAGAACAACAACAAAAAACACCAGAACAGCAAAAAGAGGAAGTTAAACTACAAAAAAAACTTGAAGAGTTGAAAAAATCTTACATGTCAGAAGATGAGATCACAGCACAAACGCATCAAAAAAGACTTGAAGAGTTAAAAACATATAAAGAAAAGAAGCTTTTAACAGAGCAAGAATATAATTCTTTAATGGAGCAAGAAGAAGCAAGGCACTTGCAGAGCATGACAGGGTTAAGAAGTTCTTCTTTTAATGCTATGACAAAGCTAGTTTCAAAGCAATACGGCTCACAGGCTGGACTTGTAGCAGCTTCTTTGCAAGATATTGTTTCATCAACTGCGACATATTCTAAAAAAGCCTTTGAAATACAAAAAGGTGCAGCAATAGCAAATGCAGTTATAAACACGCATGCAGGTATCACAAAAACACTTTCTTCTACGCCTTGGCCTCTTGCTGGAGTTTTAGCAGCAGCTCACGCAGCAGCAGGATTCGCACAGGTTAGAGCTATTAAAAGTCAAACTTTTTCTGGTGGTGGTTCAACTAGCGCAAGCGTACCAACAGCAGGCACAACTACAACAGCAGGCGCAAGTATACCGACTACCGATTCAACTAGTCAAACAGGCGGTCAATCTGTTAATATTACACTAGCAGGCGATACATACGGAAGAGAACAAGTAAGAAACTTAATCAATCAAATAAATGATGCTTTATCAGATGGAGCACAGTTAAATTTAGTTTAAGGAGTTATAAAAAATGGCAGTAGTAACAATTTCAGGAATATTAAAAAGCCCTGATAACTCAAGCCCTGCAATAAACGCAAAAATAGAATTTAGAACTGTTACAAATAGTGAATTAGTTTTAATCGGCTCTTATGGTAGCGTAACAACATCAGAAACAGGCTCTTATTCTATTGATGTTAATTATGGTTTATATAGTGTTTGGGTAACATATCAAAGAGATACAGACAGTATCACGCCTGCAAGAGCTGTAAACGTAGCACCTAGGCTATATCTATCTAGTGCTATTTCTAATGGTGATTTGAACGATGTAATACAGCAATATCTTTTATGGGCAGTTAATGAAAACTTTAGAGGTGAATGGAACAGCGGTAGTACATACAGCGTTAATGATACAGTTGTAAAAGCAGGAGAATTATATTATTCACTTCAAGATAACAACAAAAATCAAGACCCTGTTTCAGCATCGGCATATTGGAATAGCGTTGATTTTCCTGGCTCTGGAACGACAAACTATATTTCAAAATGGGTTTCACCTACTACGCAAGGCAACAGCGTTATTTATGATGATGGTGTAAACGTAGGAATAGGAACAAGTTCGCCAAGTGCAAAATTAGATGTAAACGGAAATATTAAAGTTAAAAATGATGTATCAAATGTAGGCGAGATTGTGTTGCGTGATTCTATATATTCTACATACGGGGCAATATCAGCAAATAATCTTAATATGTACACTAATCAAGATATTGCTATCACTTCCGAGGGTGGCATTATTAAATTTGGTTCTGGTTCAGGTGCTAATGAAAGAATGAGAATTGATTCCTCTGGCAACGTAGGAATAGGAAAAACTCCAGCTTTAGGCACTTTAGACGTAAATGGCTCAATCGCTTTAAGTGATAATTTATTGCTTTCTGAAACTACAGCAGGAACTTATCGAATGAGGCTGAAAGAGACTACTAGTAATAATGAGGTTGGTATAACTCACTTATCGAATACAGTAGGAGCTTTGCAAAGTTTTGTTTCTGGCGTTGGTTGGGGAACAACATTTTCATGGAGTCAAACAGTAAATACAAATTATGTGCCGTTAAAACTACAATCTTACACAGTTGGAACAGTTCCTAATGCTTCAACAGTTGGCGCAGGATCAATGATTTATGTTTCAAATGAATCAGGCGGTCAAGTTCCTGCTTTTAGTGATGGCACAAACTGGCTTAGATTTACAGACAGAGCCGTTATATCATAATAAACGAAAGGAAAAATAAAAATGTCAATTGAAAAACAAACAAAACCATACGAATTTTTAGCACGATTTAACGATCAAGGCATTCAAGGAATGCACATTCAAAACATTGAAAAAGTATTTGATACTGTTACGGGAGAAATTATTTCTATAAAGCAATTACAAGCTCAATCAGTAGAAGAAGCAAGCGAAGAATACAACGCAATTTTATCAAGTATTAATACTGCTATTCAAACAGAAAATACAAGCTTAAAAGAAGAAAATACAAGCTTAAAAGCAGATAAAACTTTATTAGAGACAGAAAAACAGGCTTTAGAGTCTCAAGTATTAAGTTTAGAAGCAGAAAAGCAGACTTTATTATTAAGAATTGAAGCTTTAGAAAATCCAGAAGTAGTTGAAGAAGTTATCGAAGAATAAAGGTTATATTATGCCTGTAGTTATTGAAGAAAATACTAATTTTGAAAGACCGTTAAATCATGCAAGAATTTGTTATGATAATAAAGTTATAGATGCAACTGTAACAGCTACAAGCGAACAAACTAATTTTGAAGCTACAGCAGTACAAAATCCATTCACTTATGAATTTTGGAGACCGAATAGTCAAACAGCATCTTTAACTATTGCTTTTGATTCTAGTCAAGATATTGATTATATAGCTTTAGGAAGTCAAAACTTAAAAGGCGAAATAACTATAAAAAACGGTAGTACAGAAGTTATAACTTACGATGCTACAGGCGAAAACGAGAATATTCTATTTTTAATAAAAGAGCGATCTTTTGATTCTTTAGTTATAGAAATAGATTCTACTTCTTACGGAGAGTTAGCAGGCTCTTTAGGTGTTGTTTACGCAGGGAAAACTCTTGAAATGTATCGTCCTTTTTTTGAAGGATTTACCCCTTTTTTAAGATCACGAACAACAAAAATACTTTCTAATAAATCAGAGTCAGGGCAATTTTTAGGAAAGTCAATAATTAATCAAGGGTATAGAGCTAATTTTGAATGGGATAATTTACCTTCAAAATGGTATAACGAACACTTTGATGCTTTTGTTGAAAAAGCTTTGCAATATCCTTTTTTTGTTGCTTGGAATCCTTTAAGATATCCTGATGATATTTTATATTGTGAAGTCAATCAAGATATTATCCCAACATTCACAGGCACAAAAGACTTTTTAAGAGTTGGATTTAGAGCAGAGGGTATAAAATGAGAAAACCTCTTGTTTTAGTTGAGATAGTGCAAGATTTTTGTAGTTTAACTTATGGTAGTTCGCCTTGTACTGCATCAGTTCCTAGTACAGGCACTACAAAATGCTTTAACACAAAGAAAACTTGTCAAGATCAAGATAATTATACAAAATCTAGTTTAAGTTTATTTTTCGGTAAATCAAACGCAGAAAACCCAAAAGATTTAAATATTATTCCATCAGTAACAAATATATCTTTTACACCTACTTTACTTAATCCTGCGAATAGTTCTACAAATTCAAGCCCACTAGGTCAAAGATCAATGGTTACTGTATCTTTTCAAGATCATATACATTCTGATTTATTAGTAGATAAGTATAGAAGCGATAGAGACTATAATCCTTTAGAGTCTGGTACATTTTGGGCTAAATGGAAATCTAGAAACCCTTATTATAAAAATAGAGTTTTACGAGTTTACGAGGGGTTTGTAGGCGATTCAATAAACGATATGACTAAAAAAGAGTATTTTATTGACTCTGTTTCTGGCCCTTCTTCAACTGGTAGCGTTTCAATAGTAGCAAAAGATATTCTAAAACTAGCGGACGATAAAACAGCTCAAGCTCCACCGATTACAGCAGGAGAATTAATCGTTGATATTGGAGAAGGCGACAGCGTTACAACATTAAGAATAACGAACGCAGTTGTCGCAGATTACGCATTTTTTAATACTGTTAGAATAGGAAAAGAACTTTTTACTTTTACAGGTACAAGCACAATATCAAGCACAGAAATAAATCTAACAGGCGTTACAAGATCAACAGACGATACTATTGCAGAAGATCACAAAGCAGGCGACAGGGTACAAGCTTGTTTAAGATACACTAGCGAAAGAGTTGATAATATTTGTAAAGACTTGCTTTTGAACTATGGCAATATTGATTCAAGTTATATAGACTCAACAGAATGGAATACCGAGGGTTCAACATGGCTAAATAATTTTACTGTATCTGCTGTAATTACAGAACCGTTAGGAGTAACAAAGCTTATCGGAGAGCTTACAGAACAGTTTTTATTTTATATTTGGTGGAATGAAAAAGACCAAAAAATAAAAATGGAAGCGATAAAGCCAGTTCCAGATGGAGAAGTTAATTTATTATCAGATGATTATTCAATAATAGAAAACTCTGTTTCATTGAAAGACGATAATAATAATAGGTTTTCTCAAATCTGGGTTTTTTACTCTCAAAAGCTTGTTACTGAAAAAATCGACGAAGAAAGCAACTATACAAAAGTTTCTATTCGTGCAGATTTAGCAGCAGAAAGCGACGACGAATACCAAGAGCAAAAGATTAAAAAAATATATTCTCGGTGGGTAGGTACAGAATCGCAAGCGCAAAATATAACGGCTAGAATGTTATCAAGATTTAGAGAGACACAAAAAACTATTCAATTTGATGTAGACGCAAAAGAATCTGATTTATGGACAGGTGGAATCGTAGATATAAAACATCGAAATTATGTTGATTTTACAGGAGCAGAAAAAATCGCAAGATGGCAAATTATATCAGCTCAAGACGTAGAAACATCACATAAGAAAAGAATTATGTTATCATTATATGAGTACGGAGCAGGAGATCGTTTTGGAGTCTGGACAGTTGACGCTATGACAGACTATGAAAACTCAAGCGAAGCTGAAAGGCAAACTAATAGTTATTGGTCAAACGATGAAGGCTTGATACCGTATGATGATTCGCTAGGTTACAATTGGATTTAAGGAAATAAAATGACAAATTGGACTACAATCCCAGATTCAAATTTAGACGCAGGAAAGCCGATACGGTCGATTGATGGTAAAGCTCTTAGAGATAATCCTATAGCAATCGCAGAAGGTTCAACAGGAGCACCAAAAATCACAAATAACGCTTTTACAGACAATACTATCAACGGCTCTAAGCTTGTAGATAGTTCTGTTTCTACTTCAAAGCTATCAGATGAAGTTGTTACAGCTGATTCTTTAGGCGATATTACTTACCCTGTGGGCTCTATTGCTCTTTGTTGGTCGAGTTCAACATCTTCAATAAACTACGGATCAACAGTTGCGGGAACTTCTTTATATATGCTTGATATGTCTTTGCTTTTTACTGGTGGTGGAAATAACACTATAAACAGCAAAAAATCAGGTTCATTAATAAATGTTGGAACTTGGAAAGCGTTAAATAATTGTGTTTATATCGGTTCTGGTGAAATACCAGCAGGGCTTTTCGTGAGGGTTTCATAATGGCAATACAAAAACTATATCCTAGCACATCAGACACTTATTCAAATGACGAGGTTTTAGTTGATGATGGAGTAAGTGCAGAATTAAAAAACACTAACTTATTTGACAAAACAGTTTTGCTTTGCAGGTTTGATTCATCAGCGACAAAAGATTGGTCAATAAATGACAGATCATTGACTATTGCAAGCGGTACGCCTGTTATAGTTGTAGATGCTACAGAAGGTAATGTTTTAGAATGTGACGATACGGAGTTTTTGAACATTCCTAACTTGTTTTCTAGTCAACCAAGCGATTATACTTTTTCTTGCAAATTCAAAGGAAGCGGCACAGATCATACAGAATTTTTATTTGAATATGATGCAAACGACATAAACTTAAAAGTATTTTATTTGCGTTCTTTATCATCAATTTATTTCCAAATTAAAAAAGGAACTACAGGGAATTATCAATACATAAAAACAGCATGGGCACCTGCGAATTGGGTTTTGTGGCACACATACGGCATTACAGTTTCACAAGATTTAAGCAATAATGTAGCTATAAAAATTTATATAGATGGTGTTTTACAAACTAATATTAATGATACGTCAGGTGCAGGACAAGCTGAAGCAGGAAACCAAAGCAATTTAGGTGCAAGTCAAGCAGGGATCGCAAATGGTGATTCATCTAGCGGATATTTTAAGCATTTTGTAGTTTGTGATTCTGTATTAAGCGATTCTGAAATGCTATCGTTACATAATAACGAGATTAAAAAATTCTCTGATAGTGCAATTTATACAATGAACCAAGATTTTACAAATGTAAACTTAACAAAGTTTTTAGCTTTTTCAGAGCAATCTACAGGCGATGGCTCGCTTGCTTATAATGTTTCGATTGACGATGGCGTAACATGGTTGAGGTGGGATAGTGATTTATCACAATGGACTTCTACAGGAACAGGATACAATACTGCAACTACTCTAAATGATAATATCCAATTTTTAGACGCAGAGAATCAAAAGTTTAGATTAAAAATAGCGATGATTAGTGATGGTTGGCAAGATGTAGGATTCACAGAGTTTCAAACGACTTATGCAGTTAATACAGCACCTAACGTTGATTGTAGTGTGCCAAGCTTTGTGATATTAAATAATGCCTGGTTGCCGTTCGCTTATGCTTTAGTATCTGATATTGACAGTAATTTAACAAATTTATATTATCAGATTGACTGGGAAGCGTCAGAAACAGGAGTTCTAAAAGGAGCTTATGCAAGCTTTCAAGAAGCATTAAGAGTTATTACTAAAGATACAACAGGACAAAACGTTGGTATGCACTCTTACACTTTGAGAGCAGTTGACGCACTCGGAGCAGAAACAACATGTACAGGAGTATTTTATATTGAACCTGATCTTGAAACAAAGATAGATGATATTTTGTCGATTGTTAATAATTCAGACGCTAAAATTGATATACTAGATACAAAATCTAATGATATTAAATCAAATACTATAGATATAGAATCAAAAATTGATGTAGTTTCTCTTAATGTAGACGCAACAAAAACAGCAAGCGAAAACACAGAAACTTTTATAAAAGCTAATAAATCAATGTCGAACACTGGTTTAATCGAGTATAGAGATTCTGATACAAACGATTTGATTTTTTCACAACAAGGGAAAGACGTAGATAATAATAATACTTATTTAGATATTACAAGCGTAGTTAAAGTATGAGGTTAAAGTATGAGTTTTGTAACTGGTGGTTTAGGTGCAGCTTCAAGAGAATCAGGCGGTATAGGTTTTATATCTGATATTGTAGAAGTAAAAAAGAAAATAAGCACTTTAGAAGAAATAAAAAAGACCGTTGATATAGTGGAATTAAAATTAAAAATAGATTGCGAAGGTTAAAAAATGGCTTTAGTGAAAAAATTAGGTGAGGATTTCGGATATTCAATATCAAATGAAGATTCAAGCAAATTAAACGCTTTGACTACTGGAACTCTTTATATCAGAAAAAACTCAATTTCAGGCGATGTTGCTTTTACAAAAGCTTTTACTTTATCAGATGATAGAAGCAATATTTTTGTTAAAGTTTTACCAGATGAGGCTTTATTAAATTTAGAAGTAGCAAGATATAAAAGCATCATTAAAATAGATGTTGGTGGAACAGAAAGACAAATTTTTATAGAAGATCTTCAAATCATTGAAAATGGGATTCCTGCGTAATACTAAAAAAAGGGTTTATTAATATGTATTCAGATTTAGAAAGCCAACAAAACGGCTATAGAATAATTATTATAGAAGATGAAGAATCTCAAATCGAGATCTGGAAAAGAATTTTACAAGAAGTAACAAAAGACTTTCCTTCAATGTATGTAAGTCCATTCAAAGACGCAGAAACAGCATATAAAAGTATTCTTGAAGATAATCATGTTTCAATGGTAATATCTGACTTGCATTTATCAGCTTCAGGAATGAACGGCTACGATCTTTACAAAGCTTTGAGAAGCAAAGGAAAAGAATTCCCGTTTGCAATTGTTTCAGGCGATAAAATAGCATTAAATCAAATAAAAGAAAGAAAGCTATTGACTATTGAAAAACCTATCTTAGACTTTATACCTTTAGCGCAAGAGATAAGCAGTATTATACAAAGCAACTTAGAAACTATTTTTAGGGGACACGTGAGCGACGAAATCAAACATATAAAATCTAGCTTAAAAGAAGTCAAACACGAGCAAGAACATGCAAGAAAAATAACCGAAGAGTCTTTATCGTTAGCAAAGGAACTAAAAGAAGAACTACAAAGACACACTAAAAAAGAGGAAGAGTTTCAGAAACTTATAACTGATAAACTAGTTAATAAAAAAGAAGATGAAAAAAAGGATTCTTTATTAGTTGGAGCTGGAAAGTTTTTCAGGGTTTTTTTTTCGACAAAATAAGTAAAAAACTTGTTATACTCATTTCTAGTTATTTAATTTCATTATTTATGTAAAGGTGGTTTTATGTTCAATGACTATGCAAAAAGTCTTTTTAATTTCCTAAAAAATGTTTCACCAGAATATTTCAGAAACTTTGAGTATATTATGGCTCAATGGTGCTATGAAACAGGTTATTTCAAGTCTGATTTAGCAACAAAGTATTTTAATCCAGCTGGTATGAAATGGCGACCAGAATTAAAAGAGGTTGCGACTTGCTCACCTGCTGATTATACAGATTGGGAAAATGAAACCGATGCTTATGCAAAAGTAGATAATATTGTTTTTAGCCCTTATCTATATTTTAGATTTGTTCAACGTTGGCCGTACAAAGGCTATGAAGATTTTGCAGGCGATGGAATAGGTTTTATATCTCACTTGGCTTTTTGCGGTTGGTGCGGTTCTATCGATGGAGTTAATACAGATCATTTTATAAATGAAGAAGATAGAAAAAGAGCTATTGCTTTTAAGTATTTATCAAACATTAGAGAAGTTTATAATTCAAAAAAATTCACAAAGCTTTTAACTGATTTTTATAGGATATATATTGATGTTGCGTCAGTAAAAAGTATCACTATTGACGATTTACCGTTCACCTGTAGGGGGTAGAAAATGGAAGAACAATTTTTAAGCATTATTCAAGTTATAGCAGGCACAGTTTTAACTTTTCTTGCAGGGTTTATTACAAAGTTTATTAAGAAACAATCTGATCTTGTACATGAAAAGATTAAGAATGAAGTTTTAGGGCGTTTTTATGCTCTTGTAGAAGATGCAATCATGCAAAGCTATCAAGTACATATTAAACCAGTGAAGGACGCTGTAAAAGATGGTAAACTTGATAAGAAAGATATAGAGCTTGCTAAAGTTCAAGCTAGACAATTTGCAGTTGATTCTATTAATAAGATTATTTCTGGACTACCAAAGTTTTTAAGATCAGAACTAGAAGGAAAAGCAAGCGATATTTTAGAGAGTAAAATCCAGAAAACAAAAGCAAAACAAGTTAATTTAATGATGCCAGATATAAAAAAAAAGGATTCTCAATAAACTGGAATCTATCAGATCACAAAGCAATCGACATAGAGTATCAAAAGAACAGATTAGCGTTTCAAACTGGTTTCGACTCGAACGGCAAGCCTAAAGCGAAAATAACTTACAATGTTAAGTTTTGATATGTTAATATAGATATTCACACCTTCTAGACATAAATAAAAAAGCCCCTCAAAAGTTCAAGGGGCTTTTCTTTTTACGCTAGTTTTATGATTCTCTTAACTTGGAACCCGTTTGGGCATATACATCTAGTTCTATCTAGCTTGCAATTACTGCATTTATTATTCATTTTCTTCTACTTCCTTTTTTGCCTTATAAAAACTTGTTTGCTTTAACATATCAACTGAATATTCAACTGCTTTATGCTCAAACTTTGTATTGTAAACTCCAATATCACCCATATAAAAAACTGGTTCCCCTGTTTCTTGAACATACTTTAACGCACTAAAAAAATCCATTTTCACACCTTCTTTTCTTCCAATCTCTCAAAGTTATAAAAAACGGCATTTTGAGAGATCGTTGTTATAT